TAGCGTATGAACTCGTGATAGTTAACTTCGAATTCTGCATTACGAGTTCTTGGTAGCGCCTCAGATACGGCGTTTTCGACGAGTAGTTCTTTTGATTCGGTCATGATCTCTTACCTCCATGTTTATATGGACGAGATTTATTGAACAGCTGCTTTCTCTCAACTGCATAGTCTACATCTATATTAAGATGTCGTGCATTATCCGCAGCTCGGATTATAACGTCTGCCAGTTCTTCTTCTGCACAGGTTAGCGGCGGTATTCCAATAGCCTCCATATCTTGGGCCTTGTCGCAAAGCTCATGCAGTCGATTATTACGCCAAGCCTCGTGGAGCTCAGATACCTCATCATGTAAATTGTTACATGCCCGCTCGATGAATTCATCTTCTGTCTCACCTGGGCGATAGAAACCTTTAGCAACTGCATTTGTGTGAACTTCTTCGGCGATTTGATTTAGTGTTTTTGACATGATTTCTCCTTTCGTTTGAGAATATACTTCTTTGAAAGTAGCCAGATAATAAAAATATCGACTGTTGTTAAAACCAATAAGCCTACTAAGAATCCTATAGTTATATCTGCCATGTTAATCCTCTTAAGATATAAATAGTCCAGTGTTATGAAACACCCGAATAAATATTTCTATTGGGATAGAACTATCATCGAACACTTCGAGATTGATTTTATCATAATAACTATAACGAACATAACCGTTTTTAACTTCTGTTACAACTACCATCACTGACCCAACATGCCATGGATTATCTTGATCTCCACGAGTTGTCCAGATAGAGTTTATAGCTATATCTATTTCTGGCTCATGGAATAAATTAGCTATTCTGGTTATTATTCCGAACATTTTTAATCCTCCTCTTCTTTCTCCACAAGAACATACTTAATTGTCCCATTATCGTTAAGTATCTTGATAATTCCGCGATCCTGTAAAGTACGTTCTACAATGTGTAACGATTCCGCATCAAGTTCTGATGCAAAGTTATTGAGTATCTCGGCCCTTGTAACCGTACCCCGCATGTGGAGATACTCACGTATAGAGTTCGTTACATGGGCATAGACATTAATACCCACACCATGAAATAGGCGGGGCATTTTCTTCTCTGCATTTCGAAGAACTCCGATAGCGTTTTGTAGATCCCGGGGTTCGATTTGCCAATCAAAATCCCCACGAGATACAGCAAATACCATTGAGAGTTTTCTAATATGCAACGCGCGCCGAAGACAGTAGCCCCGGAAAATCGGATCTTTTACTGGCCAGATATCTCGGCGAATGTTTGTTTCTTGTTCTATATAATACTTATCCCAAGCTTTCCAGCCGCCAGGACTAAATTCTAGTGGGCCGTTAAAGCTGACTGCTGCAATTTGCCTGATGTCTTGGATTAAACTTTCCCGTATCTGTGTTGAGCGCTCATTATTTGATGGGCGAGACATTATTTGAAACTTTGCTCGCTCCACGACAAAGATAACCCTACTCGTGAACCCACCGCCAAGAGCTTCTTGTGGTAGCATCGAAGGAAACCAATCAGGCGCTGAGGCACCTAGTAGGTTCATGCACACATTTGGAAGACTGTCTTCTCCACAAGTCTTAGTTGCATTCTCCCATAACGGGGCGGCATCAAAAAGATCTGTTAATATCGAGAGCTTCTTGATATTCTTTTGCCCTAGTAAAACACTAAGTTCCTCAGAGAATATCTGTATTGATGTATGCGATACCGGTTGCTTTGTTACCTTGTCGATGTAATCGCCAATACTACGACCCATGAATACGAGAAGCTGCTCAATCGTAATAGATGCCGGAGCTACCGGAAGTCCTACGGCCTTGAAAATACTAATCGCAGGCTTCATAGAACGACCTTTCCCAAGACCTGAGTGGCCTACCAGGACCACGTATAGGTTTGGGAATATAGGCTCCTCTGCTTCCCAAGGCATATAGACTCGTCGCTGCATTGCCCCGGAAATACAACAGATAGCGTTCCATAGATGATAAGCTCTTGGGTATTCATTGTCTTTAGTATAATTAAGATACGTGCGAATCCAGTCCTTGCATATTCGTGACTTCATCTACAAATACCCCTTCTTGATCTTTAGTTGGTAAGTATTTATTTAATAGGTAGTTTCCAGCATGAGTCTTACACATGGGGATATTATCTATTAAATAATAAGCCTGTATAGAACACCTTATAATATGCGGAATCCTTATTGAGTCCTTTGCATACACGGATTTTCTCTTATACTGACAATTTGTATGAGTATCTTCCTTTTTAACTATTATCATCGCCCCCCAGAAGTTTTTTGGTATCTTTAATAATTGAATCGATTGATGATATGTCTAACTTTCGCATGCCTTGAGGGTTGACATTCTTTGCCTTATCATAAGCTCCAAGATTAAAGCCAAATTTCGCCTCAGCAAGAATACGGAAGGTTCGACCTTCATAGGTAATTGGTAGTTCCAGAGCTTCCTTTACTAAAGAGACAAACCTTGCAAATGCCTCAGCTCCTTGGGATATAGGATATTGATAGCCTACTGAGTCGTGAGTCTGCGTTAGTAATTCTGAGGGATGTACTATCTGGTCCCCACCAATGTCCTTTCGATATGTAATGTCGATAGCATTTCTCACTTGATCAGCCACTGTTGACTGCGGTCGGAAGGCGTAAGCTTGGTTAAAAAGATCTGGTCCGTAGCGTTCCATCAGACGTATCTTACGGCCGAAAGGATTTACCAAGGTGCGATTTCTCTTAAGTTCGTACTCTGTCCGCTGATACCAGTTTGTTAATCCTGGATAGGCTAGATGATAGTATTTATGTAATGTTCGTGCCTCATTATCTGGCACCTCGTTCATAAGCGCGAATTTGCCTGGCCCCAAACCGTAATTAAACCCGTGATTTGCCTTCTTTGCGCATTGCCGAAACGAGAATACGCGAGGAAGAAACGTCACTTTTGTTAGTTGCTCCTTATACTTAGGGCTTTTCTCACATAAGTCTAGACGAATCTTCTCGATCAAATCTGGATCAGATGTATGTCCAATGTGTTCATCCTCAAACTTCACAAATGGAATTGGCAGTCCGGTGAGCATCTCGGCAGTTGCTGCGTGTGGATCTTTTCCAGATTCTACTACTGCCATCATCTTCGCTTCATTGGCAATGTAAGCTGTGGCTACCCACTCAGCCTGAACACCGTCAAGCTCGACGTATATATAACCAGGGTCGGCTAGTAGAAAATGTTTAAACTCCGCAGGAAGATTTTGCTGATTCATTCCTGTGTGAAAGATAGTTTGAGATGATGAGAGTCTTCCAAATATCGTACCGCGAGGATTATAGGTGCATCGAAAACGACTATCCTCATCGAAGGTCATATTCAAGTAGGTATTTCGGAACTTTCGATGTTTTCGAAGTTCTTGAATTAATGAAGCGGCCCTTATGGGTTTCCTTGTTGCCGTACCTTTTGCTAATCGCTGAAGGGCTTTGTCATCACATGTAGGTTTTCCATCACTCATATATGGAGTAATACCTAGATCCATATAGAAATACTTCATCACCTGCTTAGGTGATGCCTCATTTAGATACCCAAACTGGCCTGTTTCTTTATCTACTTGCTTTAACTCCCGGTCAACAATAGTGCCTTCAACCTCTGAATCTAGATCTTCTTGCAAGCGGAAGATAGTTTTCTCTAGATCTGCCTTCACCCTTTTAATAGCTGGAGGATCAGCATTTATCCCTCTGAGCATAGGGAAGAACATAGGATAATGCTTCTCTACATCTAATAGATAGGTATGCCAAAATCCCTGCGAATGTAGTTGGGGCTCAATAGCGTTATTCCAGATCTCCAATGTGGTCGCCGAATCTTTACAACTGTATCGCCAAAACTTCGGCCAGTCTTTTATACTTCGCCATTCCTTTCCTTCATCCTTATAATAAGGTTCATCGGTATAAATGGAGCATAGAAAATCCAAGCCCTTTGGGAAGTCTGGATATATAACGTTGTGGCCGATCATGGTATCTTGAATGCGACACTTCGGATGGATATGATATTTCTTAATACAGAAGTAAAGGTCAAAGTTTATATTTTGCCCTATTACTTCCATCTCCAGGTCTTCGATTATTGCAGCTACTAGGAGCATAGCTTCGATTTCATCTTGCGTAGAGTAACGATCTACAGGGATGCAGATTGCCTCATTAGGATTATATGATAGCGAAAAGCAAGACAACTCTAGCGCTCCGGTAATCTCAATGTCAAAGGCAATACGTCTTTGGCAATCCCCGCGCTTGACCTTATCATAAAACTCTATTAGCCACATACGAAAATCAGTTATCGTCGGGGTTATGATAAGATTACGCCGTGGCAATCGAATGTCGGGGAACTCACTTTGTACCAAGGCTTTTCGAAGATCGTGAATAATAAAATACCTTTGTATATACATTCGTAGCGCTGCTGCTGGATGAATGGTAGGTATAGTTTTTCGTCCAGGAAGCATTGTAGATTCAAGAATAGATCCTCGATGTTTTGTGATAGACGAAAGACCACAAATAGCCGCAGCCGCAACGTTACCTACTGGAACTATAACACTCGCCGAAGTCTTTTCAAGTTCAGCTTTCAATTCCTGTAGATAAGGCAAGGCTAGGTCAGTAAATTTACCTTGAGAAAAGAATGGCGTGATATTATTATTCTTTGGCCGCTCTTTAATGACGTTTGTCATATACAATTTGTACTCAGGAATACCCGCTTTTAGCGCGCAATCCTTGAGCAATGTTCCAGAGCGGCCTACGAAGGGTCTTAGGAATCGTTCCTCTTGTTCACCCGGCGCCTCGCCTACTAGAACTATAGGAGCATTAGGATCTCCTCTTGGGGGAACTATACGCTTTTGCTGACTTGATGTTGGTAGTCCAAAGATATCTAGCATTTAGGCTCCTTTCGATATTTACTCATGATCCGTACTATCAAAGCCTCTTTGCACATTTGACATAGATTTTTGTTATCTTCATCTGTTACATCTTTGTTATGAAATACGAATTCTCGCATAAGTCCTTTTAAATTCGTAGTTCTATTAACTATAAAATCTTTTCCGCAGGTAACGCATTTGTTTAGGACTTCCGGAGACTTAACACCTTCGCCTACCACCATTTGTATAGGATGAGAATTCTCATGATGGGGATCTAAACAGATGGCAGTCATGCCATTAAATCGAGTACCTTTTAAATGCTCTTCGAGTGCTAATCTAAAAGCCGCATAAATAGGTTGCGTATTATAATGACTAAAAATTATTGCCTCAGTAGCGTACCATTTACCCGTCGACTCGAAAAAATCTACCCTGCACTTTTCTGGGTCTGCGCTAAAATTGCTCATAGTATCTCCTATCTATTAATCACATATCTGTCTCGAAATTCCTGGCTTTTGTCATATCCCCAGGCTTTAATTCCCAATTGCTTACAGGCTTTAAGCGTCTTACCGCTCCCAAGAAAAGGTACTACACATTGAGACACTGCGGTCTTGTTCGCTACAGTCGGAATTATATCAAGAAGTAAATCCAATGGTCGCTCAGTTGGATGGATTTTTTCCTTATCCGGAACCATGTCGTAAGCGAAAACATTCTTTGCCCCGAACCTACCTAAGATTGGCATACCTTTTCGAAGTATAAAGAAAGGCTCATACACGTTAGATAGGTTTACTCTTGGCTGTTTGTTTTGCCCGGACGAGTTGGTCTTATACCATATTCCAGGAATTGGACTGACAGAAAAGCCCGCCGAACTAGCGGTCTTATAAACCATATCATACCACTCAATACCGAACCAATAGATCACACGAGAATTTATCCCTAATAGGCGATAAAATTCAGACATTAATTGTCGGGTCCAGTCAGGATATGCTTCTTTAGAAATCTCATTATACGAATCAAGCATAGATGGCTTAGATTCCTTGGTTTCTTGTAGGTCTATTGCATAGGGTGGATCACACTCAATCAACGCATAGTCTCCATAGCTACCATCTTTCATATCTTTAGCAGCAAGGAAAAAATCTCCGACTATGTATTCGGGTACGGAAGGTAAGATTTTGTTTCCTAGTTCGTCCGTAATTCCTTCCCGCTTTAACTGGTCGATGCGGCTAAGAATATCTTGCATTTCTGCCTTGGCCTTCTCCTTAACATCAGGAGGGATTTCCGGCTGGGTTTCTTGTTGCGTAGGTATTACTTCTTTTACTTCCTCGGGTCTGTCCGCAAGTTCCTTAGTATATATAGCTTCTTCAAGCGCACTGATCTTTTGCAGAGCTGCCTTTTCCGACTCAGAGTTTATAAGCTCCGGCAGCTCCTTTAACCAAGCAACGAGTTGTAATTGATTATTGACCGTGGATTTTCCAATCCCCAACAGAGCCGCGGTATCTCGCTGAGACCATTTATAGTCTTTCGACTTATGTGCTTCATGTAGCTTAGCAATCCCAAACGCTCGCTCGGCCCAGCTAAAATCCTCGCGTTGAAAATTTTCGATAAACTCAATATCAAGATCGTCGAGAGTATCGGCGGTAGGAAGAATTCTGGCATCCAATTCGATCCACTTAATCAACTTAGCCGCAGTGATCCGCCTACCTCCAGCGACCAGCTTCATATTCTTATTCAGAATAATTGGAGTGATTTGCCCCTTAGTCTTCAGACTTTCCCCAAGGCTCTCTATGTTCTGATACTCCTTCCTCATCCGCTCTTCGATGATGATGTCATCAATCTTTACCTTTTGTATCATCTAGCCCAAGCTCCATTATAAGTTGTTCCTTAGTCAGCCCCATCTTCTTAGCCAGGGCTAAGATACCTTTCTTTTGAGTTTTTGTAGTTGTTCGATGGACCTTTTCAACCTGCTTTACTGTCTGCACCCTACCCCGACGAATCCCCTCAATCTTCTCACGAAGTTCTTGGGGCGACATCTGCACCGCTCTCTTTTGAATATCATCCAGCTGCATTTTATCCTCCAAGAACTTTTTCTTGCAAACGAATATTTTTACTCATAGCTATATAGTGTTTATCCAAGCTGTCTGATTTAGGCTTGAATTCACGATATGCTATAAGCAGCGATCGAACTACCGCAGACTTGAAACGTTCGGGAATACTGTCCAGAATAGCTTCAGTTTCCGAATCAAGACTAACGTGCGTACTTTTGTACTTACCCATATTTTATGCCTATAAAGGTCCGAGCAGGGAGACACCTCCCCGCCCAGAAGTTTTTGCTAAGCAGCGATTTCAGGCCATTTCGGTTCGTTCACCCACCGACCATTGGTGTTCTTCACTTTGTCCAAGAACAATGTAGCGTGTTCACCGTTCAGGCTGTTAACATCAAACTGCTGACCAGGAGATGCAGTGACTTCAAAAGCCTGCAAGAATCGTTTAAGATTTTGCAGAATGAACTTATGGCAGCCTTGATATGGAAGCATGATATTGAAGAATACCGGAGAAGTTCCTTCCGGAGCGCCTTGGATATCAAGCTTTCCAGAAATCATAGGATTTCTTTTCTCTTTCGAGAGTTTCATTTCCGCATCGGTAATGACCACAGTGTACCAGTTAGGCTCCACTGGAACATCTTCCTTAACATCGTCCCAATTTTCTGGCAAAGCAAAAACTGTACTTCCTAATACTTCGTCACTCATTTGATACTCCGTAAATAATTATGAGAGATATTGTCCAAATATTGGACAATTTGAGAAGGTAATAAAACGTCCTCTTTATATAGCTGCCCTGAGGACTTTAGGGCATTGCGTTCTTCGGTTGATTTTTGATGATGGCTCCAAGACCATAGTTCTGAGGATGCGAAAAGTCTTTTATCGTCACATCCACTTTCGGCGGAAGCCCGGCGAAAGAAGTTCTGATTGCTTCAGAATAGATATCTGGCGCTGTTTGTAAAGTATAGGCGACACCATCTTTGTTTGATAAGGCAGTACAACGCATTAGATGGTTTACCTTCGTGATACAACGTTGACCAGCTTTTCCAGTTAGGAGTGGACGGAACATAATTCTCTTTGTGATCTCGTCCTTGTCTGGCTCATCATGGACGAGAAAGAAACAGTTCATTGGAAGGCGGGTTATTTGATCAAACCAACTCTCAATGAGCCGACCAGCGGCAGTATAATCGTTCATGTTAGGATTATGTGCTGCGCGGCCATCTTTTGCCATTACCGCGTCAATTGCGTGGCCCTGGAGGGATGTTATGGTGTCAGTTACTATATTTTGATAGACACCAGGTATGATCCCATCGGCTACGAGTTTGTTTAAGAAAGCTCCTATGTCAAGGAATACTCGACCAGTTTCTCTCTTTTGCCCAGGATTTGGAATCACCATTTTTCCGTCGGCAACGTTCTTCATGTCCTTCGTTGTGTAAGGAGTAAGATCTTGTTGCTCAGGAAGTATTTCAATCAGGTCGATTTCGCCGGAGGAAAACTTTTGATAAGCTCCCCGGGCAGATACATCAAAGGCAAGGACAAGAGTCTTGCCTGGCATAGTACCTACAAGAGTTGATTTACCCCCTCCGGCCGGACCGACCAGAATGAAGTTGTCATTTAGAAACTTCGGAAGATCTACAGCCCTCACGATTTTTAACTCGTTCGTCATTTATCTCCAATTTTGCTTTGGTTATGAGATAGATTGCCTCAATGTATGGGAATAAGCGATCGGGACAATGTTCGAGAAGATAATCAATTCGATCGCTCATAACTTTACAATGAGGGCAATAGGAAGAGCCTGCTATTTGCAAGCTGCTACAGATTGCGCAGCGCATAGTTATAGTCCTTTAGATCCAGGCCGTTCAGGTAAAAAGGTATTATCAACGCATTTAAATACTACTCTTCCAGTCATAGTCCTATAACACCAAGTTTCGCCTACTTTGGTTTTTACAAAAGTTCTTGCTACGCTGTTATATGATGATCCATCCATTATACCAGGAGCTAATTTTGCAGCTAACCAACGCCGAAATTTTCTTACCATTTTATTCTCCTCGTGTCTTCATAATCAACGCCTTTAATTCTTCTTCATCAAAAGGCTCCCATTTTTCTATCTTGAAACCGATTGGTTGAGCAATTTCATTCCAAGGCTCACAGATTACCCGGCAGACATTATAGAACTTACAAAAGCCATACTTTGTTCCACAAGCCTCAGGATTACGTACGAATCGATGAGGTCCTTGTTGGACGTCGCGAAGAATGTTGTTTACATACTGGGCAGTTTCATCGAACCAGGTATATAGGCTACTCAGATCACGATGATATTCGTACATCTCCAGAATATCGTAGTGGTCTTTCTTAATCTGCGCTGCATCGATTACCATAGATTCACAGGAGCCATGCGTCATTATGGTAGTGTAGTAATACCCATCGACCTGAGAATCTATATGGAATTGGGCTACAAATTGTTGCTGGAATCCTCCATTCGTGGCATATAGAGTGGAGGTTTTTGTATCAAGGATATGGATCTTCTTGTCCAGCCGATAGACTAAGTCACGTCTTCCGATTAACAAGACCTCGGTTAGCGGTTGGTGACAGTACAAGCAGTATTTATTGTCCTCCCAATATGTCGGAGAGAGCTTATTCATACAATAGGGACAAGTATGCTTAATGAATAGAGGCACAGCAAAAGGCTCTTCGATTTCAAGAATCTCAATCTGCATTAGCCAATGATAGTACTTATCAAGCCAATGATTGAGAGATTCTTCGGCGACTGAGGGAACTCTCGGAAACCAGATAGAAAGATCCTCTACACTCGATGGACCTCCTCGCTTTTCCCATTCTTTATTGAAAGCGATCATAGCAACTTCGAGAAGGTTGCATTTTTCAAGCTCGTCTTTGTGCCTAAAGATCACAGCCTTCGCTTCGTGATACGCTCCTCCAAAGACTAATGCTGAGGAAGTATTGAGCGGGGTCCAGTAGAGCATGTGAGAGAGTTGATATTCTCGCTTGCAATGCTTATAGGACTTGATCCGGCTGTTGTCATAGGTTAGGATTTGCTGGGTGGGCATTCGTCCTCCTTAATACAATCAGAATGTAATGATTCCAATTCGTCATTCAGCGATCGCATATATGCTTCTGGATCGAAGATACCAGCAACCTTTAATAAAGCATCAGCGAATGCTAAGCAGAGAAAGTTTATTGCAATGTCAATATTCTGGTCCGCAAGGGATAAGTACCGTTTTGATTCTCGTTGGAGCATTTGTCGAACAGCTTCTTTGGCCCTATCGTCGTGATAGATAGCCAATATAGGCTTTGCCAGTGTCTCACGAGCGGCCGTATGCGCATCGTATTTCTCCTTCAGAGCCTGATAATAGGCAAGCTCGGTCGAATAAATTTTACTTTCTTCATCTCGATTTCTTTGCTCGTCATCGGTAACAAAGATGCAGTCTTCGATTGCCAGGTGCCTTTCTAAAGGATCAAAGTAGTGCAAATGCCAAATGTTACGCAGATTTTTGCGCAAACAATCTTGTAGTGCCTCTGCAGATTCCCTAGTTTTAAAGACTATATCGACAATTTTGTACGAGTTAAATGCCTCGGTATACTCTGGCTTCACGGGAGCCTCAGGAGCTTGATCCTGTAAGGGAACTCCCGCTTCGGCGCAAGCGATGTCAACTAGCCGTGTAAGATCCGAGTCGTTTAACGCGATGATCTCATCATGAGTCATTTCAGTGATTTTTTTCATTTTCTTTTCCTCTCCAAAAGAAGTTAAAAAGAACTACACCCCCTACTAGGATATGGTAGGAGATGTAGTTCCTATAAAGTTTGTTTCTGAAATTACTTGATGGGTTATTCCTCAGCGCCTGCGTCCTCAGAATCTTCGTCTTCCAGGAATTCTTCCTCATCCATATTGGCGATAAGGGCCAGCAATTCCTCTTTAGATAGACCTTTACCAGCACGTTTCAAACGCTCTTGCGGAGACAATTTGGAACGGTTTCCCCCTGTAAGTTTCCAGTTCTTCATATATTCGAGCACTTCCTCGTCAGTCTTGATAGGGAGTCCGGTTTCCTTGACTTCCAGAGCGAGCTGCCCACGACCGGCTGCTTGAGCTTTGATGATATACTGAGCTTTGAAGACGTCGAAGACTACTTTTTCGGAGAACATCGACTTTGCTTCGTCTAGATCATCTGGAACCGGCAGGCCGATTGTGAGACTTCGCTCTTTTTCTTTCCCGGCATTCGCCGTCATAATAACTTTTTCAACTTGCATTGATTGCTCCATAGATTGTTAAAATGCCCCTCTCCATAAGAGTATCCCAAGACGAGGGGACTTTGAGTAGGCTATGAATTATTGGTCAGGCACAATTCACGCTGCTTCGCCGTACAAATTGTTGGTCTGTCAGGTTCATAGCCTACCTGGTCCTGGGATGATAAGGGAAAAAATCCCTTAGAAGGGCGATTAAGTAATCATGTAGTTTTTCCCTGACACTATTGACTACTAATCTCAAGGTCATATCGCTTAGCTATTCGGTTTAGTCAGTATAGCCCGAATCAACTTACGTGACATCTCCCACCTATCTGATGATTCACATTAATCGCCCTGCTAAAAGATCTAGTCTTCTGATTTTTCGCAGCTGTCAGGATTTAATTCACAAGTTATCTGCTGCGATAAATCTTGCTTTATTTTCCACATCTGGTCCTGGAACAATAATGCCCAGGTAACTGCGTGGAGGATTAGCAAGTAAATCGTAAGGAACATTAGTTTTTTATCCAATTTTTTCTCCTTTTCCAAATTAGCCAGGCAGTAACAAAGCCAAGCATATTGATAATTCTTTTCTCATAATTTTTTTACAGGCAATTCCCAAAAACACCAATCCGGAAATTCCGGACCAATTATCTTATGCCTTAACTCATCAACTTGAGTTACTACGACTATACTTCCCTTCGGTATTTGTTTTATGCTAATTTTTCCCCCTAGGGAAAAATTTAACACTACCTCATAGGTTCCCGGTTCTTTTGTTTCCATAAATCCTCCTACCTTTTTGTTAATACAACATTTATATAAACTATCATGAAATTTGCTAACAGCTTTTTCTCTTTTGATTCTGGCGCGATGTCAAGAGCTAGGCCTAAAAGAAATTCAGCCACTAATAGTCTAAGTTGCTTAATTATTTTCATTGTTTTCCTTTTGTCTGCCGGGAGCGGGCAGGATTCGAACCTGCAACAGCTATACGCTGATTTGTGACACTGTAACGATTGGGTACGTACTCGGCGTCTGCTTTCCGCCACCGCTCCCACGTTATTATAGCTAAGTAACAATGTACGCTATTACAGCGCTTAGCAATATTCCCCAGGTTATTCCAGAAAGGAATGCTAGGGTTATTTGTTTTTCTACACTCATGATATTCTCCTATTCTGAAAATTCTGAGAAATCAAAAAGATCCCCAATACCTTCAAGATCCTGTTCCTGCGCAGCCTTTTCGAGATCTTCGCCAAATTCTTGATGCGCCCTTCCAGCAGTGGATGTTTGTTCCTCAATCTCTCTGATCTGCTCAAGGGTTTCAATTGCCGTACCTTTAGGTAAGTTTTCTGCCTTGAATTCTCGAAGAGCTAAATCGGCTTCTTCGTTTGATATTGGCTTAATATCACCATTCTTTATATGCTGGGCGATCAAGGAATCAAAAAGAACTTGGAAGGCCCATTGGACAGTTCGACCCTCCGGCTTACCGCCGAGGAATCTTACAAGTTGAATCGCCTGCCATACCTGGGCTCGCGTCGGTTGAACCCGGACAGTTGTCCGAGTGCTACGCGCAACGGCTCGTTGTTCTTGTGATACTACTAGCTCCCCACTGGAAGCTTTCTCGCCTTTGTATGCGAGATCATTTTTCTGTTGGTCGAGCATTTTTTCCTTATATAAAAACCAGTTGGGAGGGTTTTGAATCTACTAGATGCCTGGGTAAATTCTAGCCCTCCCTACCGGCCCTCTTTGGGAGAGAGGAATTATTGCCTCGGGGTTATTTTTTGAATGATCCACTTAGTAGCTTTTGCCACGTCGGTAGGAGGAATATTCTCAGTCCTCCAAACCTGGACGATAGCAAAGCCGAAGGGATTATTATTTCCCCCAGACTCAGCGATTACAAGATCTCGTGGTTGCAGATCGAGATCCGTCATGAATGTATAAGGCTTCGCCTGAAAAGGCGAATAGACGCACTGGACTATTTTAGTCATTAGGTCTCCCATTTTTAAGATGTTAATTTGGAGGAGAGTATAGGATTCGAACCTATAGACCCAAAGGTCAGGGGATTTCAAATCCCCCAACCACTCTGCCAACTCTCCAATATTCTAATGAATACCAAAAGAAGGGAGACCTAAATTTACAATCTTAATCATTTTTTCTCCCCCGTATTTTGAGGTTTTATTGTCCATTACATACCATAAATGTACATACAATGGACGGTTTTGTCAAGTTGCTTGGGCAACATTTTTTACCAGAAATTACGATTTTTTCACAAGTTCCAAACAATTTTCAGGCCAGGAATAATGATTTTCCTTACATACCCATACCGGTTGATTAGTGGCTTCGACATAGTCATTCCGCTTTGTGGGCCACTCGATAGTAATCGTCGTATCGATATAGCGGTGCATACTTCTATCCCAAGATAATTTCTCAGTCCAATATCTTATTCTTTCAGTTACTCGGGCGGTATCTCCAGGTTTGAATTTGGATTCCTGCCTTTGCTCACGTACAAATTCGTTTAGACCGGTTATTGTCTCCTCGACAGGTGATAAAGGTATATCCCACTCTATTGGATAATGAGTGGCAGGATCGACACCTATTACGTATCCGGATTTCCCATCTAAATCATCTTCCCGCTTCCATAACCCAGGAGTTTTGTCCAATTTCGGGACAATATAAGTGGGATCGTTAAGCAGGGCATCTCGACGACGGAATTCGTCCCGGGAGATTTCGGTCCAGGGAGCATAGGCGTTATCTAAGACGCATTGCTCTGGAGTATCGCCATCATTCAAGGTTAACAATGTACAATTCTTAATGCAATCAGCGCAAGACCAATAGATCGGTTTGCTCATTCGTTTCTCCTATATAGGAATTTCTTTTTTCCAATCAGCCTGGAGTTTCTTGGCTATTTTTTGGATAGTTTGAAAAGCCAAAACTTCCTTGGGATATAATGCCTCCATATCCATTTCACGGATGTTGCCAAGTATGAAACCGACGGTGCCTTTAGCCATGTTACGTTTATTGGCTAGTAAAGATCGTGGATGCATTAGAGATTTCTTCATTTTTCAGGCTCCAATTTTTGAAGTGCGACTACCATAACGCACCAAGTTTCATTGTCGTACGATAAGAAGGCCGAATTCGTGAGGATATGAATTGCATATTGATGCCTCAATTGATTGAGTTTCATCTGAATATCCTTCGGTAAGCCTTCGAGGATTTGGTACTCAGCGAGATTGATTAAATCTCCTGATTTACTCGCAATTTTGTTATCTTCCATCATTTTTTCTCCAAGCGAATAGGGTTGTTTGGGTCCCAGGTTTCTATGCACCAACGACGAATGTGCTTTTCATACCGAGGATCGATTTCGGAAAGTTCAATATGTACAGTTTCCTGGATATTTGGGTGCTTCTCGCTAGGCATAGTAGGGCCAGAATAGGTAATGTTTCTGCCTTGTACTTCTATGAAATACTGAGAGTCAAAAGCAAGAAAATCCCCTGTCGCTGCATCGATGCCGCATAGCATTGAAGGAGCAGGCGAGTCTTTTGGAAAGCCTGGCGCTCGTTGGACGGACCAGTTTTTTAGAATGCGGAAGACCTGAGATTTCAAGGGCACTTTGTTGCCCTTATACCAACGAAGGCCGAAAGCGCCGATAGCACAATCAGGAAAATTAGCTGCCTTTGGCGATTCGGCACGGATGATAAATCCATTGTTTGCCTCGTCAGTCCCGAATACATTAGGACGCCCTACCCTACAGGGATTATCAGGGTGGCCTATTCTATCAGCAGGCAAAATCTCCCACTCTCTGGCTTTTAAGATTGGCCAATCCCAATCTCTTGCCGGTAGCCCTTTAGATATCATGGCTATTGTAGTAAATAAGACATGCATAGTTACCTCCTTAATTTGGCCCTTTCCAGCCGTTGCGATTAGCCCAATCGGTGAGAGAAGCTTCGGGAAAATAGTCCTCTGGCCGTCCGTCGCTTATCCCTTTTCGAATGTCGTCTTCGTCATACACATCAAAAACGCCAAGATTATCTTTAGCATAATTGGAAATCGCTTTGTCTGAGAATACGTCGCCTACACTAAAATTGTCATACACGTACTCTTGTAACTTATCCTGATCCAAGTCGGCTAGATCGATGTATATTGTAACTGTCTGTTTTGACATAGCTATGTCTCCTCGAAATAATCCACAATCTCCCACCCTTCGACAGGAGCCAGTTTTAAAAAAGGGCCCTTGCGATTACCAAACATGGCAGTAGGAAGGGATTTGCATTCTTTTACAATCTCCAGTCTCCCGGCAGCGACGGATTTTAGTGCCTGGCCGAAATTTCGACAATAGGCAAAATTGGTTCCGGTGTAAGATTGGCCATGTAAATGGCGTGTGGAAATAAACACCGTGGTGATCAATGCACGACGGCCAGATTCTTTGTGTTGAATTACGATAGACATTTTTTGTCTCCCAATTAGAGTTTTAGAAAATGGCGGTTGGAAAATAACCACCAGAAAAGACACTCCGAAGAATGTCTTAAGTGCTGGTTACTTAGAATACTAACACTTGATGCACGATTAATCTCCTAAAAGTTTATTACTTAGATAAGTTCGATATTTCTCATAAACATCTTTAGAACTAGAAACATTATACATATAAGCCGAAGCTCCAAAGAATTGAGGCTCGACTTTTGTAAGGTCATCTACATTTTTAGAAAGCCAACCTGCAGCAAGTTTAAGCCAGTTCAGCAATGTAACGTGACAAGCCTGAGGCTTGTCGGAGATCTTTGCATATTCGGTGCAGAGTTCTAGGGTATAATCCACAGTCCATAGAAGGTTCGCTAGTGACTCCCGAACCCACTTTGCGCATGGATGCAGCCTATGAGCCGTCACTTTATAAGGCGCACCGGTGAATTTATAAAGCTGCGGCAGGCCAAAGAAATCTGCGGCAATTGCGATCATCTGAGTAGACTCGACAATTTGCTTCCTTGCTCGTTGCTGGTCGCAGGAGAAGAAGTATTGAGCAGACTTCTTCAGGTCTGCATCGAAGACGAAAATATTCATAGTTATCCTTTATGTATAGGAAGATTTGCAATTTGCAGGGCTAGAGCTTTACGCTCTTCTGGTGATTCTGTATTTCGCCACTTATAATATAGCCCATCCGATTCATTACACATATACTGACATTCCTTCCTATCCAGACCAGCAGCTTCTTCAGGCCATATAAATGGACAGAATGCACAGTCTGAAGTGAATTCAATTTTCCCTTTCTCATAATCATAATGACAGGCAAAACAATCACTTAGTACTCCTGAGAGCTTAGGTTTTATACTAACTCCAGTCTCCGCCAATTCTCGCCACATCTTTCTATGCAATCGAACGGCTTCATTTTTTGTAAACGTGAGTTTTTTCATTTCGAGCTCGCATGTGTAGCGTGCCATCTTTTTAGCTCACGTTTAAAATCTCCTAATGGCAGGACAGGATCTCCTGGCTTATAGGGAAGAAGTTCATTTTCCGGAACGTTAGCTAGTGAATAACCATGAATGCTATAGGTAAATCTCGATTTTATCCTAGCAGGCTGAGTCTCGCCTTCGCTAGGAGTAAAAAATAGTTCTCTTCCTGTACGGGAACGAATCGCCTTTATCTTCCCGACGAATATCTCACGATATGAGGGATTTGCTGACATCTCGTTATAAAGCATAACGAGATCATCTATTTTAAATAATGGTATAGTTTTCATTTTCGAGCTCCTTATATTGTCCAATGGATGGACAAAGTGAGAGGTTTAGATTATGGTTTCTCCCGTGTTTCTCCCAAAGAAAGATTAACGGCTAGACTCTACCAACCAAGATTGATGGGTAGAAGCAGGCCGTTAAGCCTGCGACGCGAGTTTTACCAACTTTGAGGAGTTGGGATTCCTTTGCAGTGGCGCGTGACGATATTACGAGTTTGTTTTTGGTGCATGAGATAACGAGAAGGAAAAAGGTGCATGCAAATTGCTGTTACTGTAAAGCCCGCTCGACGTAAGGCGTGGATTTCTTGAATTTTGTGTTTAGTCATTTTTGTCCTTGGGATAAGAGTTCTCTTCTTCGAGTTTTCATGACGCGGAGCATTCGATTTGCTGCGCGGAGTTTGAAAATTCGAGGGACTTCTGAAGATATTAGGATCTGATATTGATTGTTGTCGTCTATATTGCATGTGCCACAGTCTCGAGAGATGCAACATTCGGAGCAATCAACTTTGTGCATGCATGGATCATAGAAGAATTCGCATAGATAGCAGTGCCAAGTACAATTGGCTACATTGGGATCTATTTCAGCCTTCATAATTCGTAGTTCATATTCACACAAGTCGACAGTGTCCGTTTCTGAAAGCTGGGAGATCTTGGTTACTAGGGATTCCCATAAGATTATGGATTTTTCTACTGCTTCGAGTTCAGTCATGGCTAGGCTCCTCCTTTTGTGCCGAGAATGGAATCGATCCAGTCCATGCACGAGTTCCAATCATGGAGCATGGCTTCGGCAGGAAACTGATAGCGTGTGTCGCAGCCGAGCTCCTTTATAGCTTGGACCACAGCTTCGGAGTCAGGCTTTTTATACATTCCTGTGTACTCATTGAAAGAATATTCGCGGATTGCCGCTGCGTGTTTGAGAACTTGGGCAAGTAATTTCATAAATCTCCTACTTGGTTGGATCAATCTTTGCATGTTGCGGAAGATGCACATCGATGTTGTGCAGGATCAGCTTTTTATAAGCGTAGCCCTTACCACGGCGCCATTTTGACAGTTGCCGTGGTCGTGGGTTTGATGTTTAGTTTTTCACAAGTGTCCTTGAAATGTGAATCGTGGCGTAAAAGTTCTGCGAGGGGCAAAACTTTGCGTAAAACCGCGCGCGGTGATTTTTGATGCATGCTAATCTCCCAAAGAATTTAAATCGTCTCATTATAGACTGAAACAAATCGCACGATTGAGACGAGCGGAAGCGTGCGATTTATTATGGTCTATAAACGCAAAAAGCCCCACAAGCTAGGCTTGCAGGGGCTTCGAAGGTTGCGGGAAAAAACCTTTGGTTTTTTAATCAAATAAATCGTCCAGGTTGTCGGAAGTATCGGCAAGCTGTTTTTCCAAGCTTTCACGCTTGGCTTGCAGATCTAACAGGATTGCTTTGGCTGCTTTTGCTTCTTGTGAGCCACGAACGATCTTGCCGGACTTGACCTTTTCGATCAAAGATCCGATAGATTTGATGGTTTCGGCAAGTTGGCTTTCCAAGCTTTTTGGCTTGGAGACCTTACCTTCCCAACACCAAGAAAACATGCGGGTTTTTAGTTCTTGGAGTTTTGCCAAGTCTTTCGACAAGCGAGCCGCATATGCTGTATAGTCGCCACGGACGTCTTCGACTTTTTCGCCGTATATTTCGGCGATTGTCGACCGAAGTGCGTCAGCAGCTTTGATTCGAATCGAATGTTCGATCAGCGTGCGAAGCGCATCGGAACCTTTGGTCCAGCTTTGAAAGACGTCGTGCTTTTGGGCATGCATGTTGATTTGAAAGTCGAACAATTTGCACACGTTCACGGCAATATATGTCGATTCGGTCCGTGCATCTTTCGGGACGTCGGCAGAAGTTGCAGGGAAAGTGTAAGGCGTGGTCTCTGTATCTTGCGTGGAATCGTCGATGTAGGTTTCTTTTGTCATGATAATTTCTCCCAAAGATACGGCCATTTTGGCCGTGTGATTTATTTTTCAATGAGCAAAGATTCGCGGGACGTGTTCCGCATGCTGCGAAGCATGTCACGTGAATATGAATATATGTTGCATAATGGGTGCCACGGGACATAAAAACGGTAAACGGTTGATTTTACAGGGGATTTTTGATGGCGCTGCCCAGGCGACGGGCAAAAAGTGTCAGGTTTCTTTACAGGTTTTTGTTGTGATTTTGATAACAAATGCCGTGATGGCGCTGCCCAGGCCGATCCGGGAGGTGTCAGGTTTCTTTCCATGGGTGTCAGGTTTTTTTACGGTAATTTTTGTCGTTTGGGTAATTTTTGCTCGTTCGGTGTAATGCACCGGGCGTGCCAAATTTACAGGTTTTTGTAAATAGCTTTTAATGGGCCAAAGGATTAACGAACCGAAAATAAATATTGCGGTATCAGGTTTGTGGTGTTTGGGTGTTGTGGGGCTATTTTGACGGGTTTATGAATGGATTTTACCCTGTGCTTTAATTTGCCATTATTTGACCCGTGAGTCAACCGCAAATTTGCACTTTTCGTGTAAGTCTTTGATATTATTGGTGACTTTTCTAGTCTTTATGGCTGAAAGTCAGCTAGTCTAGCAAAGGTGTTCTTTTGTTCACCAATGGCCTATTATGGCTTATTATGTGCATATAGTGTGTTGGTATGTGTTGGTATTTGTTTATATTTATTTTTTTTTTTTCGAACAAGTTTAAACATTTTTTGTTCCACCCCCCTAGACTAGCTGATTTTTTGACTCAAAGACTGCGAAAGTCACCAATAATATCAAGCACTTACAGAATATTTTCATTTGTTTAAACTTGTTTTCATAATAGCGACATACCGTGAAATTTGTTTGTACACGGCGCCTACGGCTTGTAGCTACGTCGTAAAAACCGTGCCAAAATCGACATTCGGTCGAAAATAAATTGGAATTTCCACCCAAATAATTCGATATTCATTTTGCGCTTCTGCGAAGCGCTGGCACGAATCTTGCAACAAAGCATGTAGGTTGTGTTTTTTCTCGCATGTTGCGACTTATGGCACATATCTTGCGCCCTATCCCCCCGCAACCTACCCTAGCACGCTTCTTACAATTCCAAAACCTATGCCAAACATATCCAAATTTTCCTATCTTTCGCCGATCGATGGCCCCCCTTTTCAGGTCGATCGCTTAGTATCTAGGACCACTTTTACACTCCCAGAAAAATTTTACTCTCTGGGCAGAAAAACCAAAAATAAGGCAACCTCAGTCTTCGCCTGAGATCGCTTATTCACTCTATAAGACAACTAAAACCATGACTCCACAAGACTTCCACGACCTACTAATCCAAGGCTCATCTCCCCGCCTTCGCTTGGGAGTCTCACAACTACGTCTCGCCAGGGCTTCGAAAGACTATCTTGTTCCCTCTCCAACAAGAGTGACTTCAATATCTCTCGAGGTCCTGGCAACCTTGGTCTTCTACGATTCGCGAAATAAGACGGAATGTCCGTCGGTTGGACAAAATGAGTGATTTTACGCCAATTCAAGAGGGCGAGCTGTTAGTCGCTAGACTAACAATGTTGTTGCCTGATACAATGATGATGCTTACGGGAGGAAGTTTTTTCGATATGCTTCCCCTGGTTTCAGGTGTGAAGCGGGGAGCTAAGAGGCAGTTCGATGGTGGGTATACCAAGTCGATTCGTTATACGCAGCAGGAGATTGCAGATAATCCGATACTGGCTCTGTCGCCGGAGGAGTATCGGACATTGCGTCTACATATGCAAGGACTTGGAAGGCGGGAGCTTGCGGGGATTTTAGGAATTACAGAAGTGGCCGTGGGTCTGCGCCTGCAGAAGCATCGGGTGAAGGCGGCAAAGGCTCGATTGCTTAATGAGGCAGATGAGGATCTATCGTCGCTCGTCGGGGAGGCCCTTGATGTTTATAGGAAGGGACTTAAGGCTTCAGACATCGAGACCCGGATGAAGGCAGCAGATCGAATTTTTAAGGCTAATGGTAAGGGGCAAGATAAGGTTAAAGATTCGGGAGACTCTAATATGTCTCCAGCGCAATTCATGCATACTCTTTTACAAAACTTTGAGACGCATATTAACGTAGATGTCAAACCTATTGACTATGAGCGGCCTGCCCAAAAGTCCTTGGATGGGTACAGCGGAAGGTGCATTAATGGAGACGATATTACGGATTGCGAATAAGCAAGCTGAGAATGTCGATTTTAGTCTGAATCCTGGGCAATACTCATTGGACTGCAAACTTCAGTGGGTACGTCTTAAAGGATGGCCTATTCGTATGTGGGTGCCTAAGACGAGGCAACCGGGAGTATCGGCATATATCCTTGGACGTTTCACGGTGAAGGCTACTTCGCTTCCTAATAGGAATGTTCGTATTGTCGCTCATAATACTATAGCCACGCAGAGGATGCTTGCGCGGGTAAAGTATTACTTGAAGCACCTGAAGGGTCCACAGCAGGAGTTGCATTATAATACAAGAAATGAGTTGTCTTTTCCTGAGACGGATTCGACGATCTCTATATATACTGCTGGGTCTCCTGAGGCGGCTCGGAGCGATTGGATTACTGATCTTCATTGTTCGGAGGTTGCCTTTTGGCCAGACCCTAAGCCAATGACTGCGGCGCTATTTCAAACAGTTCCGAGCACCGGGGAGATTTTTTGTGAGTCGACGGGTAATGGGGCGCAGACTTGGTATCATAGGCAATGCTTATATGCCAGGAATATGAACTATGATGCGCAGCTTCATTTTATTCCTTGGACTCTTGTACCTGAATATACAGTGCCTTATGATTCTAAGACTATAGGATCTGTAGAGCTGCTTGTCGATTTTGAGGAGCCCGAGCTACTTAGGAAGTACCCGACACTTACGCCGGGTCAATTGCTTTGGAGGAGAATAAAGATTCGCCAGATGGATATGGATATTGCTCTGTTTAAGCAGGAATATCCTATGTTTCTGGAAGAGTGTTTTATGCTCGCCAAGACTTCGTTCTTTCATCGAGTAGTCCATACTCCGGGAGATCATTGGAAGATCATTGATAGGAACTTTGCCCTTCGCCATGGGTTTCCTCGGAAGGATATGCACTATGCGATAGGAGTCGATGTCAGTGCTGGGGTGGATCAGGATCGAAGTGTTATACAAGTTCTTTGCTATGAAACGGGGGAGCAAGTTGCTGAATATGCTAGCTCGACTGTTGCCCCAGATGCTCTGGCAGTAGAGATTGAGTACATTGGGAAGCTGTTCTATTGGGAATATCAAGATAAGAAGGATCACAGAAAAAAGAATCTTTGCTTCCCGTTGTTGGTTGTTGAATCGAATAACTATGGTATTGCTACGCTTCAGGCGCTGGATCAAAGGAAGATCTATCCACGAGCGATGATTTTCTCGGATGGGCGAAATAGCAGCGTTACAGGCACCGGATATATGACGACGAAGAAGAACAAACCTATGTATTGCTCTGAGGTTCGACGTGCTCTGGCTGCTGGAGAGTTGGTGTTTTCGAGTGATGACCTTATGGAAGAAGTCTCTGCCTTTACTGGAGAGCTCAAAGCCATGGATGGCTCTTACGATGACCGGGTAATTGCTTTTTGTATGGCGTTTATAGGACTTCAAAATCTACCGTATCTAATTGCTGGTCAGGCAATAAAGGCTCCTATATTCTCAGAGCCTACATATGAGAGTCCTTTTGATCCTAAAGACTTTACTGATGAGCCCGTATTTGACGCGCAGCCTCTTATGGCTCAACATAGCTGGTTGGAGTATTAATGTATAGACTGGAAGGATACACTACTAAAGGTAAGCCTAATATCAACTGGTGGCTTGAACAGATCAATGCCGGAGAGCGATATAGGAAACTAAAGGCCATGCAGGATAAGTGGGAGATTTATAATAGGTTCTATAGAAACCATTTCCGGCCGGGGATTTTCACAAAGAATATGTTCTTTACTATGAGACGTTCGATGGTCCCGAGGACATATTTTCGTAATCCATCAATTAGTGTAACACCTACCAAGCCCGGAGCGGAGCACCTGGCATTAGCTAGGATTATGGAGCGCGTTTTAAACTCGCTTACCAAGACGATGGATATTAAGCGCCAGATGCAACGGATGGTAGATACAGCCTTCATCACTGGAACTGGCGTTGGGAAGCTTGGTTTTGGTGCTCAGAGAACTCCTACACCCGAGCCAGGGGGTACGGAAATTCCTATTGACAAGAGTGGTCGTAGGTATGAATATCATATGGGCTTACAGGATAATATGCCCTGGTTTCAGGCGATTACGGACGTAGAGAATTTTATCTTGCCGCAGGATTGCGCCACGCAGGAAAGTGCTTGGTTTCAGGCGCATAGACTCATTCCTTATGAGGATGATGTTATTAGTGATCCACGTTATCCGAAGGGTATATTTAAAGATAAGCTTCTTCTAAAGAAAAGTATCTTTGGCCCCTTAGAAGCTGAGCCAATAATCTTCGGCTCTTCGGATATGCCTAGTAGAGATACTATTGAACTGTTGGAGATTCGAGATCGTCGAAATAGGCAGGTACTTGTACTGGCCCCGGGAAGAGCTGAGGATGAACTTATTCAGCAGGATGACGAACTACAGACGGATCATTCGAGTCCTTTCTACATCTACACGCCTAATCCTGATGTCTTCACGGTTTGGGGCGTTGCAGATGCT